TCATACCTGTTTGTCTCTCTTCCCATGCTCCAACCTCTCTTTGTATACAAGCTGATACGGCTTTTCTTTCAGCCAGTTGCGGCTTCCTGTGTTCGGATGCTTTATCATCTCGTCATATTTCTGCTGCCGTCTCAGCTTCTTTTTCCCAATCTTTTTATTTTCCAATTCACTCACCACCTAAATTACTGTTTAACAGTTTTCTTTCCAGATCGTCATAGTTGTACTGCCGCTGGTCGAAATTATTAAAACTGTTTTTCTTCTTTCCAGTCCCCGGATCCTTCCGGTTCTTCTCCTTGTTCTCCCAGGTCCTTACACAGGCTTTCCAGTCCTTGATAGGTTTGCCTTTCCCCTGCACCCATCCATTTGCAGTGTAATAATCAACAAACGACTGTGCGTTGATCCCGTTCTTTCTCTCAACACAGTAATCCGCAACCTCAATGACAGTCGGCGGGATAAATTTCTTAGTACCTTTAGGTACTTCTTTATTTAGTTTTTGTTTATGTTTATTAATAGGTTCACTTTGTGGTTCACATTGTGGTGCAATTTGTGGTTCACTTTGTGGTGCAAACTGTGGTTCATTTTTAGGATAATTTTGAACCACAAGACTATTCAGCTTATATTGCGCAGCAAGATTTCCACCACGTGATTTCCATTCAATGAAACCATCTGTCGCAAGTTTGTTTCTCGCCCTTTTTAACGCTGATGCATTTAATCCAGACCGGAGTCCAAGGACTGACGAGGCTACCGTAAACGTATCTGGCCACCCTGCTTTATTCGCTATGGACATTAACGCATGCCATAAGGCGATTGCAGTGTTGGGCTGCGGGTTTAGTTCGAGCCTGTCGTAAAATGCTTTTATCTCAGCTAAATAGTTCAAGTTTCCACCTCCCGAATCCGAACTTCAATCCGTGGATTTTCAGCATCTATACGAAATTCATCAGAGAATCCACAGATCTGCTCCCAGCCATCATTTTTTAATACATGGCAGTTAACTAATGCATCCTGGATCACTTTTCTGCCGAATGACGATATATTGTCCAAATCACGCCTTTTATTCTTTTCCACCCACAGATATTCCATAAATACTTTTTTATTGATATTTACGTCTCTCAGGCACTTTCTGATGTACACAGAAACAATAGCTTCATTCTGCTTTTTCATCTCTCCGCCTTTATATCTGCTTGCCTTATCCGCACGGATAAAATCATTCAAGTTATCCAGTCGTCCCGGTATTATCAGTAGGTACTCCAACTTCTCGCCACCTTTCAAATGTCATTTTCATGTTTAAACGTTTTTTCAGTATCGCTCTGGCACGGTGCAGCTCTTTTGATAGATATTCATCCAGTTCTTTTTCATCTACTGGATCTCCCGGAACTGGTCTGTAATATCCATTTCCAACATTGATAATGCAGTCATCCTTTGTATTTGCTGTCTCTATCTGCTTTCGCAGTTTTCTATCTTCAAATGGATTATAGAGTCTCGGTAATGGTTTCAAATGTCCGCAGGGAATGTCATTTATTGTCTTCATTAATCCCCTTTCTTCTCCGGGACTAAACCCGGAGATAATAACCAGCTTCCAATAATTCGTGATATATTATTTTCTGCATGAATAGGTTTCTTTCTGCCATTTGGCAAGGTGTTTCAACCCTATAAATCCTTTACAACAATTCCATAGACCTTATACATCTCTCTGAACCGGATCACTCCAAGGCTGTGTGCCAGTGTGTGGTGTTCTCTGCACAAACAGATTTTTTTATAACTGGAATCATCTACTTTTGTCCTGTCATTACCCATTCCGATTGCATCCTCATGATGAATCTCTCCATCTTTTCCGCAGATTGCACATTTTTTGTGTAACAGGCAGTAGTAAAGATATCTTCCTATGTCATCTGTACGTTCTATTGCATTGTCAGAAAGCGGTATTCCGTTCTCTAGGGCAAATTCCAGTATCGTGTTGATAAATTCCCTCGCTGTGTCCATAGAACAGTTGGAAAGACTGAAATACGCATCACCGGTACGCATCATATGCTGATACTTCAATATCTCTTTCATTTCTTCCGGAAGATATCCTGTCCAATCTGAAATGTCTCTGATAGTTGCATATGCTTTTTTTCTCTGCTCTGCTGATATGTGCCTGCCATCATCAAACCTGATCTCGGCATTTCTAATTTTCTTTCTTTGGAACATGTCCCCAAGCTTCAGATCTGGAACAGATACAACCAAGTCTGTTCCGTCTTTCCGCTCTCGGTATTGGTTAATCTTTACAAGTGCGTGCATTAGTTATCAACATCCTTTTTTCTGACATCATAAAGAAATACTCTGCGTTTCAACGATTCATTTCTAATGGATAATGCAACGATCTCACCATCTTTAATAATAATTTGTTCAACCTTGAACTTATCGTATGTGCTCCACTTATTATTTTTTTGTATAAGTGCAACATCCTTTGCAGGAATCCATATATATGGTGCAGTGTAAAGTTCTCTTCCAATTCCCCAGTTAAAGCAAGCACGCTTGAAAGAATCCGATGCCTGTCCTTTTTCTTTTTCCGTATATGATTCAGTTCCTACATCCTGCTTCCATACCCAATGATCGCCGTCTTCTGCCGGAAAATTAATACCTACATTGCAAAAGAGATTTCCATTAATTAACTCATGTTTTCTCTGCCATCTCTCTGATCCTACAGATTCGTCCAGAATGCGCATATCACATCTGGCATCTTTATAAAGTAAAAGGCTGCAACCTTTCTCATTTACGGTCGCCACTCTGGCATCAATCTCTTTTTCTGTTAAAGCTCTAAATTCCATTATTTCTCCTCCACAATTCTGCTTGCCCACATGTCAGCAAAATGTAACAACAGATACAATGGCGTTTCTTTACCGGAAATATCATATTTAAACGATCCATACAGTCCATTATGCCAAAGGATAGCCTGCTCTTCTTCCTCTGTAAGCTTGATGTATCTTTCAGCAATTGCAATACTTCTCACTTCATGTGGAATATACAGAAGTTCTTTATTTATCTCATATGGTTTTGCTTCTGACTGTACCAATGGATATTCTCCATTTTCATCCTTTTTCCGGCTCTTGATCATATTAGGTACATAGTTTGGTTTTCCATAATCTCCCATCTTTCCAAGATCATGCAGCAAAGCACAAATGATAATGGCATTCTGTGTTTCATCCGGTAAAACTTCCGATCCTTCCGCCAATAAAAATGACATATCCTGCATGATTCCGAGGACATTCCAACTATGTTCTGCTAAACCGCCCTCTTTTGCCAAATGGTTAGAACCCGAACACGGAGCCGCAAAAAATCCATCATTTTTCATGGCTGCAATTAAATCTTTCATTCCATCTCTTTCAGTGGACATAAGTTTTTCCACAATTAAATTTTCAAATTCTTCCATCTTTCTTTTATCCTCTCTTCCTCTGATTCAATATCTGCCATCTCTTCACGTCTGGCTTGTTTCTCATATAATCTGTGGCGGCGTTCTCTGTCCCTCTCGTACTCTTCGAGCATATCGAGGCTGTCCGGTATGTAATCATTCATATCTGTGAGAAAATCCCTCCCCATCATCGTCTGTGTCGGTAATCAGCTTCCTTGTGCCATACACAAATTCACCATGAATACTTCCGTCGGTATGCCATGAGACTTCACCGGCTTCTATGCCTAAATCTTCCAGTGTTCTTTCAAATTCTGCCAGTGCATCCTTGAGTATTCCTAAATCCTTCCATGTCAAACTAGGCGCTGCCATTTAAAAATTCCTCCATTTCCATCTGTCTAAAATCTGTAGATAAAACCATGCATCTGACCGCTTTCTCTCGCTGCTGCTTCATGTACTGCTCGTCCCGGCATTCTTCACACATGTTTCCCTCTCCTGGATCTAAACTGCAGCCACAGATTCTGCATTTTCTGTAAATCATAAAATCACGCTTTCCAAAAACCTAACTACGTGTTACAATAAACGCAGAAATACTTTTGTATTCCTACGGTAAATAGCACCAGTTCTCGCCAAAGAATGTTATGGTGCTATTTTTCTTTTTCACTGAGTAACCATCCTTTCATTTGATGGTAAAGCGGTATGTATCCTTCAGCATCAACCTCAATATGAAAATCCGTTGCCACCTTTGTAATAATCATGCCGACCGCTATGTCCTCGACATTCGGATTTTCCTCACCGCTCACGCATTGAGCATTTGTCACTTTGCCACCTCCTCAAATTCCCCAAGGAACTCAACATCAGCGTCAAGCTTGTCCTTGCGGCGGATCATGTTAAAGTCTGCTTTCCGCTTTTCTTCCCAGCGTTTCTCCACATCCAAGATCACAACTCCAACAAGTGCAATCACCGCACCAAGTACCATTTCGATCAGCAGAAAAACATAATACATTCCATCCGCATCGAGCATTCCACCGAGAAACAGGATTCCAATCCCTACTGATGTAAATACTTTACTGATCTGCTTCATTTTCCACCTCCTCGTTATCTGCCCTTGGTTCGATACCTAGAAACTTGTCCAGCTTTGCCCGGAAGATAAAATACTGATAATTCTTAACCTTCGAAGTCGGCTTTATCACACTTCCGAGATCCCACCGCCCGGCTTTCATCTGCCGTCTGAGGTATTCCACGTTGCATCCAATCTCGGCTGCGGCTTCTTTTACTGTTAAGCGTTGGCTCACTCTCTCACCTACTTTCTCAATTTGCCTCAAATAAGTAATCAAGACTGCATGTTGGAAATTCTTTCTTAATTAAAAGCATTTCGCTTCTCTTAAATTCCGTTGCACCAGACATTTTGTTTTTTAGGCTTTCATAGTTAATACCTGTTTTTTCAGCCAAAGCCTTAATGGTTAATTTATTTCTTGCCATCTCAGCGTTTAAGTTACTAAACAATTTTTCATCTCCTTTCCTGTGAATTACCCTGTGTCATAATTCATGAGTTTATTATATACCCTGCATCGTAATTGTCAACCCCCAAAAGTATTTTTTTTACTCTGCAAGGTATTTTCTTATTTACATAAATAAAAGAAAGTAGTACAATCAAATCATAACGGAGGTGTAAAAAATGGGACTTACAGATAAATTAGATATACTTATGAAAGAAAGAAACATAAACAAAGCAGAATTAGCCAGAGAATCCGGAGTGCCATATACGACAATCGACGGATTTTATAAAAAAGGCTCAGAAAATGCTAAATTATCTACTTTAAAGAAACTATGTTCATATTTTGATTGTTCTTTAGATTATTTGGCAGACGATAATGTAAATGAACCACGAACTATGGCAGCCCACTTTGATGGAGATGAATACACAGAAGAAGAGATAACTAAAATTAAGGAATATGCAGCTTTTGTAAAAGCAAGCAGAAAATAGTCCACTTTATTGTACATATGAAATGTTATGATCTATCCCGAGGGAGGGATTTCTTTTGACAAACTATGAAATATTATTAGAAGAAGCTGAAAACGCCGGAGTAACGGTAGATGAAACTTCACATTTTTGTGGCACTAGAATTAAAGGACTTTATTTTGATAATCATATTGCTATAAATAAAGATATACCTACTGATATTGAAAAGGCATGTATTTTAGCGGAAGAGCTAGGCCATTACCAAACTGCTACCAGTAATATAATAGACCAATCTACTGTCCAAAATCGAAAACAAGAAATGTGTGGTAGAATCTGGGCTTATAATAAACAAGTTGGACTTACTGGTCTTATAAAGGCATATAAAAATCGTTGTGAAAATTCACATGAAGTAGCTGAATATTTAGGTGTAACAGATAGCTTTTTAAATGATGCCATAACTTATTATAAAAACAAATATGGTTGTTACACTCAAGTCGATAATTATATTATAATATTTGAGCCTACAATTGCTGTTATGGAATTAATTTAGTAATTTTGAATACTCCACCATATAATTATTAACCAAATGGAGAACTACATATGCAAAAACTCTTTTTCAAACGACTACAAAAGTTAATTGGTGTATTTTTTCTATTAGCAACACTTATCGGCATCCTAATTATTGTAAAAAATATTACCGATATTATTCAGGTAATTGCTACTGCAATAGTATCAATAATGTTTGGTACACTTTCATTCTTGCTATTAAAAAATGATTCATCAAAAAAGAAAGTTAAAAATTCAGATGCAATATGCGCTGACAAGCCACAGGAACGAGATTATTCTAAGCAAACGGAATATGTCCAAGACGGTAACGTAATATACCGTGCAGATGGTAAAAAAATCTCTGATGAAGAAGTGCCATACCTTATGCAAGTAGGATACGAAAATGCTTTGGCTGAGGATAAAAATAGTTCCAACCCAAAGTTTCATAGATCATTTAAGGAAGAGGAATTATCTTACTCTTTTGAAAATAAATACTATAACGAGATTGCTAAAAGAATAGAAAAATTTGAAACTCCATACCATAATTCCTTTTCAGAGCAGGACTTGTCGAAAAAAATTATGTTATTGGAACAATCTATTACGGAATTCGATAAATGTAAAAATTTCTGCTATTCAAAAGGAAAAGGCGGCATAATCTATTTTCAGGATATGTATGAATACTTGCACAATACACATAATGAGTGCTTTTCTTACCGAGATATGATTTTAGGCAGTCTGGAAGAATGTTATTACGAACGGGACGAATTGATTCCTGAACTAAAAAATGTGATTTCCAATCACAATGGAATATTACAGAAAAACATCTATGCAGAATTGCCAGATTTTCAAAGAAGCGACATTCAACGTATGCTCCGCAAGTTAGAAAGTGAAAATGTAATAACACGAATTAAAAAATCTGGATCTTATGAATTACATCTTAACTGCCACGAATAATAAAGCAATTGCTTTCAATAAAAAAAACGTCTCTCACCGAACTGATGTTTGATTATTGGAGGTACATATGAGTAACAAAACTATTAAGGCACAAAATTTAACTACTTCTTCAACTAAAACTATTTCAAATACGGAATATTTTTCTACTTGCTATTCTTTAATTGAAGATGCACAATATAATTGTATGTTGATAAACACGAACAAAAAAGCAGCTTTTATAGAATGGTTACATACTTTTTCAAAAGAACACATTAAAAGTATTTCACTAAGTCCAAAAAAACGCTATGAAATCACATGCGTAGAATATGAGACTGGAAAATTCTTTTTGAAATTTGCACGTGTTACAAAAAAATCTGTAACTCAAAAAGTTAAGGATGACTTTGTCACAAATCCTATTGCTAATTATCCAAATTGTAAAATTTTTGTCGATGCTCAGAATCAAATTATGATTATAGAAAAGAATTTAGAAGTAGCACCTAATATAACCCAAATAAAAGATATGATTGCAAAAGTTATCAGTAAAGACATTTCCTCATTTGGTTATACGCTATATATAGAACTAGTTACTAAAGCAACTGATTTTTGGTCATATGTAAATGAAAATATTAACAATTTAGAATCCATTGAATTTACATTAGTTTATCCTAATTTTCTTGATGGATATGATACCGCAAAAGATTATGTAACGGCTTTTGGTAAATATAATCCACAAATTGTTACAACAAAAATTGAAAATAAAGAAGGGCACCTAATCGTTCCCGCAAAAAGAGACTTTATAAATGATGCATTGGGTTATGCTTCTTCGGGGGCAGGAAGTTGGAAGGTTACTGCTAGAGGAGTAAAAAAATTAAAATCAAGTGAATCCGTCCCAAATATTAACTTGTTACCCAATGATATATCTCAATTACGTCCAGAACAAAAAAATTATATTAATAATATTTTTAAGTTAATACAAAAAATATCCAACGAAAATAGGACAATAGGTGATAAGAATGAAAATTAAAATTAAAATTTTTGTAATTTTTTTACTATCTCTTATATTATCTTTTATTCCAAGCGATGATAAAACCATAATTACCAAAGACACTCTCATAAATTCTACATTGCAATTATTCGGAGTAACTTTAGCAATTATCGCTTTACTATTCACCATTCTAGATAGGTATAAAGCTAATTTAGAAAATTCTCAAAAATTAATTTTAGAAAAAAAATCTTTTCCAATTTTAAAAAATATGGGGGATGATGTTCTTGCTACATTACTGTTAGCTGTTATTATATTTTTTTACGATATATTTTATATTCCGTTACAATGGATACAGGATTTTCCTTTTATTTCATACATTCACTTAGATCGATTCATTCTGCTGTCATTGCTTTTCTTTTTATTGGCAATAACTTTAGATATTACAATATCAATAATAACGCTCATAAACGGTCTTATTGAAATCAATAGAACTCATAATGAAAGCATACAGCCTACAGAAAATGAATTACAACTAATTTCAATTGTAAGAAAATTTGATAGTAAACATTTCGAAGAATTATTAGACTACATAAAAACTCTCGTTGTTAAACAAGAACTTGATAAATAAAAACCGCCCCACTCTACCAAAGCAGGACGGTCACGCTTCCGAATGATACGAAAGCCCTAAGCAAGCATATTGTATCATTCAGAGCAGCCAAACGCAAGCGGAACAAACGTTCCTTGCTGGCTGTTATTTTTATACCCAAAACTCCTCGAATTCGATGGGTTATAAGAAAGGATGGTACATATGGCACGAAGAAAGAAACACCAAAAACTCCCGAATGGATTCGGATCAATAAAATATCTCGGCAAAGGACGCTATAAACCGTATGGCGTATACCCACCAGTAACTGAATACACCTCAAAAGGACCTGTCACACCGAAAGCTCTCGCTTACGTTGAGACATGGGATGAAGGTTATGAAATTCTGGCAGCACGTAAGCTGGAAAACGAGGGAAAAATCAAAATACAGAATGGCGTTTATATTGACCGTACTCCAACCTTTAAAGAAGTATATGAGGATTTCTATAAAGAGAAGTACCGTAATGAGCTACGTAACGGAAGTAAAAAGACTTCTTCCATGTCTTCAACGCAAGTAGCGTTTAAAAATTCTTCTGCTTTACATGATATACAGTTTGGTCAAATTAAATATAAAGACTTACAGGATGTTCTTAATGCTTGTCCTCTTAAACATTCCTCTCTGGAATTGATTGTGTCTCTGATGCACCAGATGTACAAATACGCCATTAAATACGACATAGTGGATAAAGACTACTCTTCTGCTTTATTTATTCCTATACCAGACGATGATGAAAGTGGGGTGCCATTCACTGATGAGGAATTAAAAATATTGTGGAAAAATAAAGATGATTTCGTTGTCCAAATGCTATTAATCATGTGCTACAGTGGATATCGTATCAAGGCCTTTACAAATATGGAAACTAATCTGGATGGAAAATATTTTAAAGGTGGAGTTAAGACAAAAGCCAGTAAAGAAAGAATTGTTCCTATTCATTCTTGTATTTTCGATATGGTAAAAGCTAGATATAATGGTAAGAATCTGCTTGGATGCTCTGTGCGGGACTTTCGTAATAAAATGTATAACACTCTTTCTTCTCTCGGAATTGCAAATGCTACAACTGGAGCAAGACATACACCACACGATTGTCGTCACACTTTCTCCGCACTTTGCGAACGATACGAAGTCAACGAAAATGATCGTAAACGAATGATGGGGCATTCCTTTAAAAGTGATATTACTAACGCCAAATATAGTCACAGAACTATAGAAGAATTAAGAGAACAGATTGAGAAAATAAAAACACCTTTTATAATATAA